GTAGATGTTGGCGTCATCGCCAGGAGAGGCGATAGAGTTACGAGCACCGACATAACCGTTGCCACGAGTTGTAGCAAATGGGTTAGCGACCATGCCGTAACGAGTCTTGAAGCCAATCTTTGGCTGGAAGCTGTCCTGACCAACTGCACGTACCATTGTTAATGGAACGTATGGGCAGTAGAAGAGACCAGCGTCATATGGGTTGGTTCCCTTATAACCTACGTTGATGTAGTCGGCGTTTGCATAAGGATCAATGTAGACTCTCATGCGACCGTTCAGTACACCAGCGAAAGTGTTGCCAGTGTCATCAACATTCAGGTTAGTTGACATTGCAGGAGCATAGTCCAGCATGCCTGAAGCAGCAAGTGCAGAAGCTACGTCAGAGGAACATACCATGAAGTTACCTTTACCCCGACGAGTTTCTTTAGCAATTACGTTAGCTTCACGCTCGATCTGAAGGATCAGACCTTTGAACTTTTCAACCGACCAGCGACCATCAGCATCTGTCTGGATGTTGAAGATACCGTTGATTGCGGTGTTGGACTGAAGTGCACCAGTCTTAGCTTGTGCGTTCATAGTACGGATAACTTCACGGTTGATTTCAGCCAAGATCTCAGTTGAGAGGATGTTGGCTAATTCCGTTTCAGCGTCCAGACCATGAATTGCTTTCAGGTCCTGAGCCAGTTCCAGCGAGTATTCAGCTTTCAGTGCACGGCTTTTCGCGGTGACTGTAGCTTTCTCGATGGTGAAGCCCATTTCGTTGAATGCAGAACCACCGGATGAACCAAGTGCTTCAGCATCAGCTGTTGGCATACCACCGGCAGCAATCGAAGTAAGACGATCGTTGTCGATAGAAGAGTCAGAGTTAGAATCAGTGATTCCATACAGACCTGATGGATTATCAGAATCGTGCGTTGCAGAAGAATCACCAGAGAATTTGGTTTCTGCTTCGTTGAAGAGAGCTTCACGGTTGGCAGTAGATCCACCCTGATAGCGTGACTTCATTGCGAAGATCAGACCAGTTGGACCAGTCATTGGCTGAACACCGCAGATGTCATATGCCATAAGGTTAGGCATTGCACGGCGAACGAGAGCAATAAGAACTGGGTTCCAGTTAGCGGCAGAAGAAGTGTTGTTAGCCGGTGCGGCTTCCATCAGTCCTTCTTCGCGAAGTGCGATTTCTTGGTTTTCCAAGACTGCTGCGGTTACAGCTTTTCTGTGCTTATCAGCAATGGTGCCTGCGGACTCTTCATTCAGAACCGGTGCCCATTTTTCGATCAGCTTATCATATGCAAGTACGTTATGCATTTGTTTGGACTCCTAATTATTGGGTTTTCTTAAGGGCTGCGAGGTACTGAGCCATTGAACCAGAAGCTTCTACGATATCATCGCTTTCGCTTTCATCTGATTCAACAAAGTCAGCAGACTCTGTTTTGGTTGCTTTATTAAAGTATGATTCCTTGACAGTAGCTACTTTCTTAGCGAAAGTTTCTTCATCGTCGAAGTCCACATCTTCTACTAAAGACTTAAGCTTCTCAACTTGAGTATCGGCAAGATCACGAGATGCTTCACGAATGATAGCTTCGCGCTTGTAAGACTCAAGTTCTTCAGCCATTGCGATTGCTTTACCAGTTGTTTCGTTGAGTTTTTCTTCAAGCTCTTCAACTGTTTCGGCGAGATCATCAACCAGGTCGACTTTTGATTCCGGAACTTCGATATAAGACTCAGTAAACAGGTCTTTCAACTTGTTCATGAAATCTTCGGCAATCTCAGTACGGAGGCCGGTCTGGATGGCAACTTTGTTTTCTTCCATCCAGTTTTCAACTACGTAGTTAAGGTAGCTGTCAACTTTCTCTACGAGATCCTCTTTGGTAGAAGCAATTTCTGCCTCGAGTTCTTCGTTGTACTTTTCTTCGAGACGATCGATCTCTTCAGCAAGCTTAGACTTGATTGCAGCTTCGAAGATGATGGATGCTTTATCTTTAAACTCTTCGGAAAGAGTTGCTTCGTCATTGATAAGAGCATTCAGGTCATCAGAGAAATCTGCTTCGTAGTTCAGTGCAGGTGCAGCATCTGCTTCATCTGCATCGAGTTCTACATCTTCAGACATCAGCTTCTTCAGAGCAACAGCAAGATCTTCTTTCTTCATAGCTGCCATATGGTTATAAGCGGCATTGATCATACCGGCTTTTGTCCCAGGCAACTTCTGCATCGGATCTTTCTTTGTCTGATCGCCTTTACGCGCTTTGGCTGTTCCAGTTGCACCACCTGCTTTATCAACAGATGCTACTGACTGTGCTTCAGCGTTTTTAGGATCGTGAGCTTCTTCCACGACTTCGTTGTCATCGTCATGGAGTTCAACTTCTTGATCTTCAATCATTTGATCTTCAGTCATCAGTGACTCCTTTTATATTTTTTGTTTGAGCAACGAGAGGAAATTCTTAAACTCACGAACCTGAGTCTCATAGAGATCAGCACGTGGAGCCTTTTTAATTTCTGTCTCCATTTTTTCAATAGCTCGAGCTTCAATAATGCCGTTGTTCCATACCCACTCTACACCTTCCATTATCCCATTAACGAAAGCACTAGGTGCTGAAGGATCTTGAACAATATCTACTGCATTGAGTAGAAAGTCGTCTTTAACGACCATTGCGTCATTAGTCCGCATCAAACTTCCCATACCACGAGTCGAAAC